AAGTAATGTACGAGCGTTACGGGCGGGACGTGTTAGGCAATTCAGCAGGCGGGATATTTAGAGGACGCGATTGGGAATTTGTCGGTTATACAAGGTCATCACGGATTCAGTCACACGGGAACACTATCAGGAATTGGCGGTACGTAGGGCAATGAATCATCTTGACACGTTCTCAGGGATAGGTGGATGGGCAATTGCAGCTCGTTGGATGGGGTGGAATACCATCGGTTTTGTGGAAAAAGATAAGTTTTGTCAGAAAGTTCTTGCCAAAAACTTTCCCGATGTACCAATTTATGACGATATTACCACATTCTCAGGGAAGCCTTTTCGAGGTCGGGTCGGAATTTTGTCAGGATCAACCCCTTGCCAGCCCTTTAGCCAAGCCGGAAAGCGAGAAGGTTCAAACGATGAGCGGCATCTCTTTCCAGAGTTTCTTCGAGTGGTGGCAGAAGTCGAGCCACGCTGGATCATCATTGAAAACGTGTATGGGTTGCTTAGTATCGAATCTGGACAAGTATTCGAGGACTATCACGCATCACTGGAAAGTAAAGGCTACTCCGTTCAAACGGTATGTATTCCAGCTTCAGCCCTCAATGCCCCGCACAGACGGGACAGACTCTGGATTGTTGCAAGACGACTTGCTGAGAACGCTGTGCAATCGAGACCATCATCCATCGAGCGGGAAGTATTCGCCAGACAACCCGACGAAACACGCTCCGCAGATACAACTAGCACATCAAATCGAGAGGCTACTACTCACCCCCTCAACAGTGAACATCGAGCCAACAGGCGACCGCAGAGCGAAGCGGACAGCTTACAGGGCATCGGTGGGGCGAAAGGATTGTCCGGGCGGTTTAGCGGAGCAGTTGGCGATGTTGCCTACAGCACAAGCGAGAGATTGGAAAGGGGCGTCGGGCAGGGCGTACAAGGGCGAGTGCCAAGACTTGCGGCAAGTCTTGGCAGATGGGAAGAACAATGGACAGACGTTGCGACTCGAACCTGCCTTCGTGGAGTGGATGATGGGCTTTCCGCTGAATTGGACATCATTGGAAGCCGAGACAACCGAGTTTCCCGACTTAAATCACTCGGGAACGCCATAGTCCCAAGCATCGCATACGAATTATTCAAGGCCATCGAGGAAGCAGATCAATGAGCAAATATCACAACATCAAGACCGTCATCGATGGCATAACTTTCGCCAGCAAAAAGGAAGCGAAGCGATATCAAGATTTGAAGCTGCTACTTAAAGCAGGCGAGATATCCGAACTGACGTTACAGCCGAAGTTTGATCTAACCGTCAACGGTCACAAGATCGGCTCATACATCGCTGACTTCCAATATCGCGAGAAAACGAACGGTCGCTACATTGTCGAGGATGTCAAAGGAATGGTCACGCCGGTATATCGGCTCAAGGCGAAACTGGTCAAAGCTCTGCACGGAGTTACGGTCACGGAGATATAGCTTATGTGCGAAGTCTGTACAGCGACAACAAAAGAGATCGAACGCTTAAAAGCGTGGCGAAAACGTCAACGTACATTATGCGGCGAAGTTCCGCGAAAGGCGTATTACGACGAGTATTACGAACGCAACAAAGCCGCAAAGTCAGTAGCGGCGGCGAAGCGATATCAGGAGAAAAAGAATGGGCTATTACGAACGACTAGAACAGATGAGAGAACGCAAACGCCAACAGATGCGAGAACACCGGCGACTTAATCCTAAACCGACACGGGCCGAACGCTTTGAGCGAACACGGTTAGCGGTAGAGGAAATGATACAGACGGCGTATCGAAAAGCAGGCGGTAAAGGTGACGCGGGAACGAGGGTTTTATGAAACACATCATCTCACTAGGGGCAGGCGTTCAATCGTCAACAATGGCACTAATGGCAGCACACGGTGAGATCACGCCGATGCCTGAATGTGCGATTTTTGCAGATACACAGTCTGAACCACAGAGCGTGTACAACTGGCTTGACTGGCTCGAAACACAGTTACCATTCCCTGTATCCCGCGTCGGCAGAACGGATGTTATTGAGAATGCGTTGAAAATTCGCACATCTCGCAAAACAGGGGAGAAATACTTACAAGCTCGTATTCCCGCCTTTACACTTGACGGCATCGAGACAGGTACGCTGTGGCGGCAATGCACTGCGTTTTGGAAAATCGAGCCTGTGCAACAGTCTATTAAAGAGTATAAAACCGCAGGTGTGATGATGTGGCTGGGAATTTCGACCGACGAGGCACACAGACAGAAGGATTCACAGAAGGCGTGGATAAAACACTACTATCCGTTGATTGAGATCGGTATGTCTCGTAATGATTGTCTCGATTGGATGGAGGCGAAAGGATATCCAACGCCGCCACGATCTGCTTGTCGGTTCTGCCCATTTCATTCAGATACAGAGTGGATACGTCTAAAACGCGATGAGCCAGAGGAGTTTGCCCTTGCCGTCGAGTTCGAAAAGCGACTTCAAGCAAGTATGGCTCAAATCGACAGAATGTCATCGACGCCGTATTTGCACAGCACACGAACGCCACTGGATCAGGTCGAGTTCAAACACGAACGCCAACCAGCGTTATTCGGGAACGAGTGCGAAGGAATGTGCGGGGTGTGACAGGGGAGAGTTTTATGATGGTTTTAGAATCAGCATTCATCGAACAAAGCTGGATATTCGACGAATACCGCAAAGCCTTTAGATACTACACGCCACCGATCTACGCTCAGGAGCAGATGCTCGACGCGATCACCGACAAACAGGCGTGGGCTAAGACTTGCCACGAATGGGCGATGAATGATTATCGGCCCTCGTCAGTCGGGAAAATGCTTGATTATTACAACAATGTAATAAAGACATCTGCACGGGTCACAGTCGGCGGTCACAGTGCTTGTCCGTACTGTGGTCAAGAGGGATGCTTGGGTGGGATGAATAGGGAGTATTGTAACGGATGACCGAAGACGAACTAATCGAGATCGAAGAACGCGAGGCAATAGCAGTGCAAGATATGGAACCGGCGACGGCTCAGGCCGCGTGGGAGTTTAGGGTAGAGAAAGCCAAGAGACAGGAGATAGACGATGACACTAACTGACGCACAATCTTTGCTGATCTTGTTTGTCGTGCTTTACGCAGTATGGGCTGAATACTTCGAGCCAAGAATGTATTTCACGGGAACAGGCACAGAGTCCGATGAGCCGGAGCAGTACGAGATCGTAAGTATAACTTCAGAGTCGGTGACGAAGATAAAACGATGACACTCCGACCGAGAAAATGTCACAAAGCACCGATGAAAAATAATTTTCATAAATCTGCATTTTGTTGTTGACTCTCTTATAGCACCTATGCTATCTTAACATCATCAGCTAAACGCTGAAATCTAGCAACGTGGCGGCAACACTAATTCGGCAAAAGAGAATGAGACAAATTAATTCAATTACAGACGTAAGACAGTACGCAGAGGATATGACGGGCGGCGGTTACTGGACAGAGTTAGCAGAGATCGACGGCGACACGTCAATGGAAAGAGATGCGGTCAACGCAATAGCCGAGCATATTAGTGAAAAAGCCCACTCTTACGGATACGCATACGGGCAAGACTGGTCAGAGTTTCTTTCCGAGATCACCTTACAGGAATGCCTTGCCATCGTCACTGGTGAGGACGAGGCAAAAGCGGAGGTGGCACAATGATTACATACCATACAGCACCAAGCGGCAAGATCACGGTAAAACTCGACGGGAAGGTAATAGGGCATATTGTCTTGCAGGGCGGCTATTACATTTATCGACCTAAAAATTCTACTCCTAAATTCTTTTCAGAGCCGTTCGGCAAACTGGCAGACCTCAAGGCAAGCATCGAGGGAGCGGAGGTGGCACAATGACCTTTGACAACGTAAAAACAGGCGACACCGTAATCGTGTGCAGTGGTCGTATTGGCGTAAGCGAACAGTCGGCAACCGTGACTCGCACAACTGAAAAACAGATCATCGTCGCTAGTGATAGGTTTTGGAAAAAGAACGGCTATTGCGTCGGGTCAACACGGCGATGGATTGTATTACCAAAAGCGGAGGTGGCAAGCTAATGAGTAAGTATTACAAATGGGAGCAGTCAGGATATTCAGGACTTGTAGAAGCGTCATCAATCAAAGGTGCTGAAAAGGAAGCGGCTGCAACTGCGCCTTTTAACCCACGGCAAGCCACTATACGCGTTGCTCCAGCCACAAAAGCAGATGGCGAGTGGTTTATGGGAATGGGCGGCGGTATAAATGGAGAGCCGCTTGACCCTGCAAAATTTTTTAGGCAACAAAAATGACTAACCCCAAACAACACCGCCAAGAGATTCTAGCCAAGATCAAAGCACGGGCTGAATCTCTCGGCGTAAAACACGAGGACATAGCAGACAAAATGGGCATCAAGCAACCGACTGTCACGAGGATGCTCAACGGCAAATGGGCAGTAAAGTTAGACAACGTGATCTCACTGGCTGACGCGGTGGGAATGGACGTAAAGATTGAGGAGAGGAAATGAACACGCAACCACGACGGAAAGACGGACGAAAGTTAAACACCGACCCGTTGCGAAAGGTGGTCGAGATCGTGCAAGTACCGATGGTCGATATGTCAGGTGAACCGCTAGTTTATCTCGGTGAGGTGATGCACCAACGAAAGGAAAAACTTGAGTGCGGCCACATCGTCCGTATTAAAGAGGATATTTACGGGCAAACAAATGCGTATAAACGTCGGTGTCGATTTTGTCGCGAAGCTAACCAACAAACCACAACATCTACGCTATAAAACAACGATTGACACAACAGGTTTGGTAGCGTAAAATCTTAACCAGATAAGATCGACCAATTGCGAATCACTCGCAGGGTCGATCTTTTGTGTTTACGGCCCGTACTTTACGGGCTTTTTGTGTTTGTACGAGGTTAAGCGGCTCTGCGAAGTCTCACGCCGTCATACGGTTTGCCACGACACGCGAGCCATACACAGACAGGACGGAGCCGCTTGACGATAAGATTATGAGCTGGAGACTAGCCGAGAGTTTGAAGCAGTTACGGTCGCAGATCAACGACGCTTATCCACAGCGTGACAGATCGAGCGACGGTTCGATCGGCGACGCGAAACATTCCAGCCGCAAATCAGATCACAATCCAAACAGTGCAGGCGTGGTGACAGCTATCGACATTGACGAAGACTTGTCACCGGCCATTAAATCCATTCAAAAGATAGTCGATGCAATATGTGCATCTCGCGACAAGCGAGTAAAGTACATCATCTACGAGGGCAGGATCACGGTCAAAGGCTCAGACTTGCAAGCGTGGAAGAAATACACAGGCTCAAACTCTCACTCGCATCACGCTCATATTTCCGCATCAGCAGACCCGAAGCTCTACGATGACAGATCATTGTGGAACATCGACGCGATCCCAACCCGCCCGGCTCCCGCTGATAGGATAGAACAGAAATACATCGTTGTACGCGGCGACACGTTATGGGGCATTGCCCGAAAGTTCGCTACAAGCGTTGACGATCTTAAAAGGCTAAACGAACTCGTTTCCGATCTGCTTCAGGTAGGGCAGACACTACGAGTTAAATAGGAGAACTATGAATCCAATCATTTTGTTAATTCAACCACTCTTGAGACGCGGACTCTTTTTCGTGGCGTCATATTTCGGCTATATCGGCGTGACCACAGCACAGCAATCAACATTCGTTGACGCTCTTGTGCCGATCTGTGTCGCTGCGGTTCTATTCGTGGTCGATATGGTCTGGGCGTATTTTAACCGCACGGCTGACATCGCTGCGGACCCGCGGAAGCTGTAATGGACAAGAAAAAGAAAAAACCCACGATAGACGAAATGATCGACGCCGGAGAACAGATAGGCGAGGGCGTTAAAAAAGTAACGCCTGACAAATTTGACACGGCAATAGATCGAGGCGTACAGATCGCCAAAGCCGGTAATTACGTTAGAAAGATGTTCGGCGGCATCTTTAGCAGACGGTCAAGACTCTTTTAGGACGGTTTGAATGAATGACAATGCTCCTCACCGCATTTGGCGACTGGTTAGAAACCAACGCGATCACGTTAATTGTAGCGATTGCCGCAATGGGAACGAACGCCCTTGTACTCGCGTGGAAAGGCTCGCAGTTAGCGGCTGAGAGCAAATCGACATCAACCGCTATGGCTGATCTGGCAGAAGCATTTGAACATCATCGCGAGGCGTTTCAGACGCACGTAGCGAACACGGATATGCACGTCAATCAATTACATCAGCGAAGCATTGAAAAGCGCATCGACAAGATGGAACTGGCGATAGAGAACTCGGTGCTGAAATTCGAAAACGGTGTCGCCAAGATCAACGACAAGTTAGACAGAATGGCAGACAGGATGCACAAATGAGGCAACGCGACGAACAGTTATTAGCTTTAATAGCATACGCTGTGTCGTTCGCAATTGTATTTACGGTAGTCAGAGCAGTGATAAACGCCATCAACCAACTACCGGATTAGGCTCGGCGGGCAAAAGCCCTGAAAGGTGAGTGAATAGCGGTCAGGCAGCAATGCCGAGAACAACTTGGACAGAAACCGACATAGCACTTCGCGATGATATTCGCGTCTGTTTATTCGAGGCAATGCTAGTCGTAAGGGAATTATACGGCGACCGTATCACTGATGATGCTTTGAGATTAGCCAATTGGGACTATTCAGCGATGCGGACAGCGGAAAGGAACAATCACGATCTTTGATAACAAATGCCTAAGCACCTCACGCCAAAGGACAAACGTGAAGCACTAGCCGAGTTTGAAGCGTTAGCTTACGACCTTAAACGCACCGATGCCGCTCAACACGTAGCAGGGAAATACAATGTTTCCATTGCGAGCGTGTTGAACTGGAGCAAAAGAGCAGGGAAGGAGGCAAAGGTTGAGCCAGTTGAGATTTACAGGCCGTTCAATCTAGCGACTACTGAAAAAGCCGTAGCACTAACAGCTGAGACAACCGTTGAAGCGTTTATATCAGACGTTCATTGGCATCCCGAAGCGTCACACGGTCACGATCCCGCAGCTTGGGCAATAACGGCAAACGCCCTCAAGATGATTCAGCCGGACATCGTGTTTATGGGCGGTGACATAGTGGACTGCTACGCTCCGAGCCGCTATGAGAAGATACCGCGACTAGCAACACCCGAAGCATTCAACGGCGAGATACATTACGCAAAAGAGAGAGTACAAGAACTACGCGACCTAGTACCGAACGCACGAATAATCTGGCTGACAGGCAATCACGAATTACGACTACCAAGATCAATCGCAAGCAACGCACCGTGGCTATATGAGAACTTCAAAAACATCGAATCAATGCTCGAACTCGACCGATACGACATCGACCTCGTTGAGGACGGATACAGGATCGGCAAACTTGCTCACTTTCACGGTCACGAAAATGCAGGGGCCGGACGTGTCAACATTGCTAAGGCAAAGTTCGAACGGCTTTTATGCAACGCAATTTTTGGCCATCACCACCGATTCAGCAAATGGATACAGCGTAACGCAGAAGGGGGTTATTGGGGGGCGTTCGGAAACGGTTGTTTACAGTGGCTCTCAGTGGACTTCGCCAAGAACACCGAATGGCATCAAGGGTTTAGCGTAGTAACTTACGCCAAAAGCGGAAACTTCCACGTTGACCAAGTATTGATAACGAAACCAAGCATCTTTAGCCCGAAAGCGGAACTGATATACAACGGGCAGCATTTGAGGGTGGATATGGAGCGAAGTGAAAGTTAAGAAACTCACAATCGAAGGCAAATGGGCAAACATTCGCCAATACGTCGAACAGCTGATCCGCGACGGCTGGACAGAGATGGTAAGAACCGGGGAGCCTGATTTTGTGTTTACGAGAGTAGAGTTGATGCGGGAAGTGTAATGGCATACAGCAAGGCAAAATTAGAAAAGCAAGCTCTCGCGGCAATCGAGAAACATAATCTCGTTTTTACCGACGAAGTTGTAGCTTATTTGCCGTGTTCGACAGCCACATATTATAACCACCAACTAGAGAAATTAGAAACCATAAAAGCGGCTCTCGAAAAAAACAGGATTCAACTTAAAGGCGGGCTTCGAAGCAAATGGTATCAAAGCGACAACGCAACGGCACAGATCGCATTGTACAAACTGATCGGTAACGATGAAGAAAGTGAGCGGTTAAACGGTTCGAAACAAAAGATCGAACACAGCGGCGAAACATCTCAAAAGATAATCGTAGAGTTTACAGATGACGGCCTTGAATAACGATATCAAGCTAAGAATCCCACGACCGCACGCGGCACAACGTCACGTTATGCAGAACGCGGCTAGATTCAACGTGCTTGCCTGTGGGCGGCGGTTCGGTAAAACACGTTATGGGCTGATCCGTTCATTACGACCGCTGTTAGATGGCAGACCGATTGCGTACTTTGCTCCGACTTACAAGATGCTAACCGAGTTCTGGCGTGAGGCTGTCGAGATGTACAAGCCGATCATTACGCACGTCAACAAGTCAGAGCATAGATTTGATGTGGTCGGCGGCGGTTCGTTTAGTATGTGGTCACTGGATTCGGCTGATACGGTTCGCGGTCGTAAATATGCACTTGCACTGATCGACGAAGCGGCAATGGTCACGAATCTTGAAGACGCGTGGAATGCTGTCATACGTCCAACGCTTACGGATTACGAGGGTTGTGCTGATTTCTATTCGACACCGAAAGGGTTGAACTTTTTTCATTCGCTATATTCACGCGGCAATGATGATGCTTTCACTGAATGGGCATCATTCCACTTTCCGACGTCTAGTAATCCGTTCATCAAACAAAGTGAGATCGACGCGGCACAGTTAGAGTTGCCGGCTGATGTATTCAAACAGGAATACTTAGCCGAGTTCATACAGGGCGAGGGTGCTGTGTTCCGCAACATCATCGCGAATCTAACAATGGAGGCAACGAAGCCAGATGACCACAAAGGCCACATTACAATCGCGGGGGTGGACTGGGGGCAAGTCAATGACTTTACTGCGATTTCTATCATATGCGAAACCTGTAAACGAGAGTTGGAACTTGACCGCTTTAATCAGATCGACTGGGAATTCCAGCGAACGCGATTGCTATCTTTGCTCGATAAATGGGACGCCCAATTTACTCTTTGTGAAGAAAACAGCATCGGAAGCCCAAACCTAGAGGCATTGCAAAAACTAACGCGTCGAAAGGTGGCGGGCTTTCAGACAACGGCACAATCTAAGCCGCCGTTGATCCAAACACTAGCCTTGTCACTCGAACAGGAAGAATACAAATGGCTCGATATTCCGATAGCAACAAGGGAACTAGAAGCATACGAGGCAAAGCGTAATGAGGTGACCAATCGAATCCAATACTCCGCACCGTCAGGCTTTCACGATGACACGGTGATCGCGAGATGTTTGGCACGAGAGGCGGTTGAACAGCGGCGACGGGCAACAATGAGCGTAACGCCATTCAGAATGTAATTATGGAACAGCAAAAAGACGTAGTATCACTTCAACACGCGGACTATATCGCAGCTTCAAACACTCGTGATCTGTGGCACGACGTTCTCGGTGGCACAGAGCGATTACGCGAGATGCACGATGCTTACTTGCCAAAGTTCCCGCTTGAGTCTAGCGATGATTACAAGGCACGTTGGCAGTCAGCAACGATGACGAATGCTACGGCTAAGACGCTTGAGGCGTTCTGCGGGCTGGTCTGTCAGAATCCGATAGCGTTAGGCGATGACGTGCCAAAAGAGATCGAGAAACTCACCGAGAACATCGACAACAAAGGCAATCATCTTGACGTTGTGGCACGCGATGCATTTCAGCGATCATTCGCGGGTTACAGCGTTATCCTCGTTGACTCACCGGCGGCTAAAGTGTCAGATGCAGGCACGGAGAGGGCATTGGGTCTGCGGCCATACTTCGTCGTGTACGATGCCTGCGATGTCATCAATTGGGATTATCGGGTCAATGAGGTATCACGTAAGACCGAGCTTTCGCTTATCGTGTTCAAAGAAACTAAGTCAGCGAAAAAGGGAATGTTCCTCCGCGAGAAAGAAGTCTATTATCGCGTGTTTTGGCTAGATGACACGGGCAAGGTCTTGTGGCAACTGTGGAAAGAGCAGAAGAACGAGAACAAAGAAACTATCTGCGTTGAGGTGACAGAGCCAGCAATAATGACTTCGCAAGTCTCTATCCCTGCGGCGATCATCGGCAAACTTGGCGACAAACCACCGCTTAGAGACTTGGCTTACAAGAATCTCGAACACGCTCAGATGTATAGCGACTATCGGTCAATCGTGCATAAAACGTGTGTGCCATTGCCGTACACAACGGGTGTCAGTGGCGAGGAATTCGGCAATCTCGTGCAACTCGGCGGTACGATGTTCAATCTGCCACAAGATGCAACTATCGGATTTGCGGAAGTCTCAGGAGCATCCATTGATAAGACGAAGGAGTGCATTGACGATATCAAGAAAGATATGGCAATGCTCGGCCTTGCAATGCTCGCGGCACAGCCTACTCAGGGCGAGATAACCGCGACCGAGACGATGCTCGATTCGATACAAGAAACATCAGCATTACAAGTCAGGGCGAATCAGTTGAAGGATGCTATCGAGTTAGCGTTCGGGTTTATGGCTCGATACTTGAATCTCGGTGAAGACAAAGGCGGTTCGATCACGCTCGGTGCTAATTGGAATCAGATGGTGTTGGCGGAGTCAGAGCTTACCTTGCTCAACAATATGGTCGCTGACGGTAACTATCCGCTTGAGTATTTACTGCTTCGCTTACAGGAAGCGGGCAAATTGCCAGAGGATAAAACGGCAGAAGATGCACTCGCGGCTATTGATGAGGAAATGAAAAAGGTTAAACCGCTAACAAGCGTAAAGATGCTTGAGGGCGTGGGCGGTCAGATGAACGAGGACATAGAACAAGATGGCAACATTCAACAAATTTAATTCATTCGTCGAAGCGTTAGCGGAAAAGAAGCACGATCTAGGCTCGGACGTGTTGACGGTCGCGTTGACTAACAGCGACCCGACACCATCAGCCGCGACTCTTTCGCAAGTGACCGAGATAAACTACGGCAACTGTTCATCAAGGGTGTTGTCGGTAACAGGCTCGGCACAGACCAGCGGCACGTATAAGCTCATTATTGACGATCTCGTGCTAACGGCGATGGGTGGCGTTGTTGGCCCGTTTCAATACGTGGTCATTTACAACGACACAGCGGCAAGCGATGAACTTATCGGCTATTTCAATTACGGCTCAGCTATCACGTTACAGGATGGCGAAACACTGACACTTAACTTTGACGGCACAACAGGGATTCTGCAAATAACTTAGGGAGAACATTATGGCAATCGGCTCAATCGGCGTTCGTACATCGAACTTTACTATCACACAGGCTTGTCTTGAGATTCGCACAACGGCGGCGGTCAGAGCGACGGTCTTAGAATTGTCTATCATACAGGCAACAGGAACGGCTCAATCATTGGGCTTCGGGCGTCCGCAGGCTATTGGCGTAACACCCGGCACAACGTCAACATTTGTTAGAGACGAGCCGGGAGCACCAGTCTGCGTTACGACTACGGCGTTGACGTTCGGCACATCACCAACCGTGCCAAGTGTATTCACACGACGATGGAACTCAGCAGCGACTATCGGCGTTGGCGTGATATTCACGTTTCCGCGTGGGTTCGTTATTCCTGTTTCATCGTCGGCGGTGGTATGGAACATCACTACGGCGGTTGCTTGTGACATTAACGTAATTATTGATGAATAACGAGAAAGTAGTGGCAACAATCACGTTAGCCTTAATGGACAACGGGGCAATGGGCATCGAGGGCAACATTGGTGACGTTCGTGTTGCTCTCGGTATGATCGACGCGGCACGCGAGGCAGTAGCTAGGCAGTTAGGGAAACCAACGATCTTAGAACCGCACGGTGCAGGGTTGACCGTCCCGAATTACGATGTGCCTGTTACGCCGAATGAAACCGTCTATCCATTGGTAGCCGTAGGAGACAGATGAGCAACTTCTTAAACACGCCAAACGCTCCATATACCGTCGGCTGGGAAGACTTACGGCTAAATCGTATGGACTTCATTGCAGAGCGTCTATTTGTGGACGTGTACGCAATAGCTGTTGCACCGTTCAGAGATGCGTGGTGGCCTCGTGGCGGCGGTTTTCTTGGCGATAGTGCGGTTGACTTCGGGTTACTTGAGGCTACTTGGTGGGGCGATATTGACCAAGCGGCGGGTGCGTCTTCACGGTTTGGCTTTACAGGCGTAACACGCGATGCGTTAGGCTCGGCAGTCGGCACGGTCACGGTCAAGTTATTCCGCACGTCTGATGATGCGTTGCTCGATACTCAGATCAGCGATCCGAACGGGCATTTCCTATTAAATACGCCGTATTATCCTGACTATCATTACATCGTCGCTCACAAATCAGGCGCGCCCGATATCGACGGCGTGACGGTAAACACACTTATAGGGTCATAAACGATGCTGGACATCATTCTAAGGCCGCAAACGCTCGGCACGTATGATGTCCAAGCGTATCGGTCGGAACAACTAGAGCCGTTTGTCGCACTATATGAACCGCGAGACACTCACGGCGTTTATGACGTGTTCTTACAGCCGAAGCGAACGGTATCACGTAGTTATTCGTTCGATGCGGAATACGCCACATTTAATGTCAATGCACAGAACATCACATTTACGATCACCGAAGCACCACAGCAAGAGGCAAGTGGCGGTGTATGGCCTGTGTGGTGGAATGACGAACCGTTACAGCATTATGCGGTTAGTGTCGGCGGTTCAAGTGTTCGCGTTAATGCTCAATCGGCATTGCTTTGGGTCAAGCGAAAGCCGATACAGCCGATCATTGAGCCTGTTGTCGAAGTTCCCGAACTGCAAACCTTTGACTTATTTGCAGACGGTGCTTCGGTACAAGCTCGCGGTGGAAATGTCGCGTTTCACCGTCTAAGTAAACTTAGTTTCACGCGGCATTTTGACATTGCGTTAGATGCGACAAGCATTAGTGTATCGCTCGGCACGATAGCAACATCAGCCTCGCGTGTGCTGACAGTCAGCGGTAACGCTTTGACGATCACGACAGGCGGCGGGCGGGCAATGCTCACGACGGTGACGGCGATAACGCGAAAGGCGGCGAAGCAATTACGGCAGCGACCAACGATGCAGATAGACAGCGATCTTGACGAATTACTTTATGCCGATACGGTTTAATCCGAAAACTCGCAAGTATGAACGTAACGGAAAGCCTGTGCCATATGCAGAGGTACGTTCTCGCGTTCTTGCCTTGCAGATGAAGATCGCCAAACGGTTACGCCGGATATCGAAGCAGTTGAACGACGGCAAGATCACGCCACAAGAATGGGAAGCGGCGGTCAAGGAAACGCTAAAAACAGGGCATCTGGCGGCATCGGCTCTCGGCAAGGGCGGCGTTAGGCAGTTGGACAATAAAGACCTTCGACGCATTGAAAAGAAACTGAAATGGCAGTATGGATTTCTCGCTAAGTTCCGCAAAACAATTATGCGAGGCCGTTACGCCGACAATCCCGAACGTATCGTTTCACGCTCGGCGTCCTACGCTTCGTCAGTATATGCGATGTATGAGAACACGAGATTCGACAACATAAAAGAGACGGACGGCAAGATGCGGGTTCGTCTTGTCATCAACAGCGAGGAGGGTTGTGCGGAATGTGCGGAAGATGCCGACGAGGGATGGATGCCCGCTGATGATATGGGCGAGATCGGCTCCCGCATCTGCGGCGATTTTTGTAAATGCACGATTGAATTTGAAGATGAACTGTAACGACTGCGGAACATTTATAGACGCACAGCCGGAAGATATCGGCGGCTACATCCTTTGTATGAACTGTATGGTTGAACGCGAGAAAGATGCACAAGTAAATTCTATTGTCGGTATTAAATCTGATCTTGAGGCTCAAGGTTGCTGTGTAACCGATGTTGTTGATCGCGGGGCGGGCTTGTATGAGGCACAGTATAGCCACAAAGACGGTCGTAACAGATTTATTTCGTTTAGATTAAAGGGCTTTGGCGTGCCATCTATCTCAAAGCAAGTTCTGCAACAAGTAGGCCATAAGATACTGAATGAGCAATAGAGACGAAAACAAGTTAGTTGTGGGGCGTATTTCGTTTGAGATGCCGACACGTCCCGTTAAGGTCATCAAGAAAGCTGATAGACCGCCAAAGACGGCTGATGATTACGTTCGCGATCACGAGATAGCGTTAGTGAAGTTGCTAGTGCCAAAGTATCGCGATATCGTGCGGGATTTGGTAAAATAGGGGTATGAAATATCCTATCGTCTACATCGAGAAACTTGAGCATTACTTGCCGTCTGAGCAGGGCGTAGAATTAGCAGAACAACTTGCTGAATCGTGCAATGACGCATTTGACACTATCGTTGAGTCAATAGCCAAAGATGCACAGGCAAAATATGACGAGCAATTTAACAAACTCCTCAAAGAAAATGTTGAGAGTGTTTTAGAAGACATAGGTTTTGCATTTACCGGCAACGCCTTGCGAATCTACTTTGACGGAACGGTTATACGGGTGGATGTTCCGTTTGAGCAGTTTGCTGACGAAGTTATCCAAAGTATGGATTATGATGAATATGAAGCAGAACGTGCAGATTTGATCTCGCGGTTGCAGTCAATGATCGACCGACTGAACAAAATAAACACTTGATTCATACCACATCTTGTGGTAGCGTATTCTTGACAGCGGACTAATTCCGCACACTAATTTTTAGGTTACGCACGGGAAACCGTCCACAGCCGACATCAGCTTAATTGCTGGCGTCGGTTTTTTTTGTTTTACACGTCTAGGACACGGGCAAGGCTCGATAAATATGGCAAAACTCAAAGCACGGATCAGTAAGGCTGATTTCGACGGACTGGATGAAGCAATTCAAGGCTTCTATGTAGCAGACGGTGAGGATTTCAAACTCGACAGCGACCACGAGGACGTAACGGGGCTGAAGAACAAGAACCGCGAACTGCTCGAAAAGGTTAAGGGGCTAAAGGCGTTCGAAGGTATGAACGCCGACGAGGTAAAGGCAAAACTCGCACAGCTTGAGGAACAAGAAACGGCGAGCAAGGTAGCACAGGGCAAGTGGGAAGAACTTGAGACGAGACTCAGGACAAAGCACGAAGCCGAACTGCAGGCGGCAACCTCGAAATATACAACGCTGGTTCAACGAACAGCGGCAAAAGATCTAGAACTTGCCCTCATTGGGGCAGGCGTCAAGAAAACAATGGCTGAGGATTTAGCCATTTCATTGACAACAAAAAGCATCAAGCACGTTGCCGACGATAACGGCGGCATTGTTTGGAAAACGATGGATGACACGGAAACGGTCGATCTATCGAAATACATTCCCGGCCTAAAAGAGAATGGCAAGGCCGACTACTTCGAATCAACGCTAGGCACTGGTTCGGGGGCTTCGGGAAGTGAAGGTGGCAACACGTCCACAAAGACGATGCCGGAGGCTCAATTCGACGCATTAAGTCCGAGAGAGCAAGCGGCGTTCATAAGCAGCGGCGGTTCGCCGGTGTAATTCAACTTTCTAGGAGCATATTATGGCAAACACACTCACTGGGCTGATACAGACTATCTATCAAGCCCGAAACAAAGTATCCCGCGAACGAGTGGGATTCCTCACGGCGGTCGAAAAGAATTCATCGGCAGAATTTGCCGCACTCGATCAAACAATCCGAATCCCTATCGCGGCTGCGGTCACGTCTGAGGCGAATAACACGCCTGCGGTCAACGTGCCTGATACGGGCGATGTTACTGCTGAATACGTCGATATGACGATCAGCAACTCGAAGCATATTCCTGTTCGCTTTAACGGCGAGGAGACGAAGGCTCTTGAGAATAGCGGTAACTATCAGGATTTCATCGCACAGCGTTTTCAACAGGCTTTCCGTCGTTTGGATAACCTTATGGAAGCCGACCTTGCCGCGTCCTACAAATGGGCATCGCGTGCAACGGGTACGGCAGGCACGACTCCGTTCAACACCGCAGGCACAGTCTCGGACTTCGCTAACGTAATGCGAATCCTTGACGATAACGGTTGCCCGAAAGATCAGCTTCAACTCGTTCTCAGCAACGCGGCGTGGGCAAATCTTCGAGGTAAGCAGTCGAACTTCTTCAAGGTCAACGAAGCAGGCACGGCAGAGATGCTCCGTGACGGCAACATGGGTCGGGCTTTCGGGTTCAACTTGTTCCAATCAGGATTTGTTGCATCGCACACGTCGGGAACGACCACAGACGCAACGCTTGACTCGACCGACTACGCTATCGGCACGACCACGCTTACGCTTGCATCCGCAGGCACAGGCACGATCCTCGAAGGCGATATGGTCAACATCGCGGGTCAGAACAACGGTATTTGGTACGGCGTTCGCACAGGCGATGCATCGGTAGCCAACGGTGGTACGGTCGTTCTTAACGCTCCCGGTCTCCGTGTTGCTCAGACCTCGAACACTCAGGTCATCGCACCGTCGGCATCGTATAGTGCCAACCTCGCGTTCGACAAGTCGGCTATTCAGCTTATCACTCGCCCGCCTGCAATGGGCCGCGATCTCGCCGTTTCCAAGAAAATGGTTTACGACGAAGTTTCGGGCATCACGTATGAAGTCGCTGAGTATCCGGGCTTTGGTCAGACGACCTTCCACGTCCGTATTGCTTGGGGCTACAAGGTGATTAAGCCAGAGCACGTCGCAGTACTTTTTGGATAATCGCAACTACTTGGGCGGGTGAAATTCCCGCCCATCATCACTATGGCAATCGGACTTACATACGAAACAGTTGCGGCTGGTCAAACTGCACAAGTTCTAGGCACAGACGGAGCACAGGGCGATTATATCGAGCGTGTCATAGTTACGCCCGCGACGATAGCAGGCGGCGTTGTAACGCTAATTGACGGATCTACGTCAATTCCTTTGTACGTCGGCGGTGCTACTACGGCACTTGGCGATGTCGAGCCGTTCGTTCTAGAACTCAAGATGTACTCAAAAACAGGGCCGTGGAAGATCACGACGGGTGCGAACATTTCAGTGGTCGCAGTCGGCAACTTTACCACAGTCTCAACGGTTTAATTATGGACACAAAAGATGTCAAGACAGTAGCAATGTTCGGGCCGTCTATCAGCGATCCGTCAAAGATAGTTAATCGCGATGTGCCTGAGC